ACACCACCCATATGAAAGGTGTCTGTGTCAAAAGCAAATAAAGTTCCAGCTTTACCCTCAAGAGGCTCTGCATCCTCTGCGGTATAGTTTAAATCTAAATAATCTAACTCTAATCTGTTAGCTATTGTTTTATAGTCTCCCCCAGCATCAACGGTTGCCTGTGTTCTTAAAGTTTCACCTAGTTTCCTAGAACCAGGAACATATCTAAACGCCCCGCTATATTCATCGCAATCAGTCAAATATAAAAAGAATTTGAATGTATGCGTTCTATCAAAATGAAGAAAGCCGTTTCTGTCTGTGCCATTATCGTTTTGATAGTCGTGCGTGGCCATAACCGCCCTAGCTTCTCTCTTGCCGTATTGTCGCGCCACACTGTTGAAGTAATCAGTATCAAAAAACTTTCTAATATCCCCGTCCTGTTCGTTTAGACCGCCCATATTTATTGCTGTTCCAAACTTATAGTTTTTGTCTCCTCGCTCATCGAGAAGAGACAGGGTTTGAGATTTCAGCCTTTTAACAATATCTGCATCAATAAGCTCAGGATATATGTAAAGGCCGACATCTTTTATTGTCTTTATAACATCGCTGTCAACTGCTGTGTTATTCATTGATTAACGCCTCTGCTAATTTAAGGTCAATTTCATTATCTATATCAACTGAACGCTCTCTGGGCATATAGTAACTGCATATTTTTCCTTTATAGAAATTTCTGTTTTGTCTAAATGCCTCCCACTTCATTCCGTAAAGCGCTCCGTTTGGTCTGTATATTTTTTCATGGTCCTGGCTTCTAGTGTTTCCAGACTGCCAAGGCTTACTTTCATGCCAGTCCCTTATCTGTTCACCCTCATGCGTCAATCCAAGTTGAGGTGGAAACTCATAGTCCGTAATGCTAATTATTCCATCGCAGTCATTGTTGGCGCTTAATTTGTCTTGAGCATCAACTGCGTCTTTAAGACTCCTTAATGGGCACGTTGGAAGAAGCAGCCAAATTTCGTCGGGCTTACTTGGACTTTTGTCGTATATATCATAAATCCAATTTACTGTATCTATTACCTTTGAGGTGTCTGAGGACAGCTCTTTGGGTCTTAGTAGGCCTGCTACAAAACTTCCTTCTTTATTTACAACATCGTACAGAAGATTTTCTGAGTCTGTTGTGAAGACAGTGGTTTCAAAAGCAACAGAGGCAACATCAACGCTCCACTGCCACAGAGGGTATTCTCCTAGTTTTGCCCAATTTTTTCCTGGAAACCTTTTACTTCCGCTTCTTGCTGGAATTACAGCTAATCTTCTTTTCATTGGTGATATCCGTATTTGCTTAAATCAAATTTTATTAGCTTAGAGAGTTCTTTATTAGAATCTTTGTATTCTTGCATCAACAATTTTCTTATATCTTCTCCGTTTTTTTGTCTTTTATAGGAATCGTTCCGACTGTCGTTCTTTTTTGTGCTAACACGGCTTTTTATTTGCTCTAACGCTTTTAAGTCCATTTCTTTTGCCATAAAACAATAAAGCCTATTTATTTCATTTTCAGTGTTTTTGAAAAGGTTTTCATATATTATAACATGCACATTTTTTTGTCCAAAAGTTTTTACTAATTGCGTGTATGTATTATTAAAATCATAATAATTTTTAAGCTTTTTTGTAAGAAATTTTCTATCAAACTTTGAAATGAATCCGTTTAAGTCTTTAACCCATATATCTGGACTGTTCCATTTTTGGTGAGGCGCTCTTTCTTGGTGCAAGTACATAGAAAAGAACATGTCTGTTTGATTTCTAATGGATAAAATAACCTTGGTGTTAATATTCTCATCTACAAGGTTAGAGCAAATTTTATTACAAATTGATTTTACATGATTGTCTGAGCAGATATAAAATTCTTTTGATGGCGTTGGCATATTGTTTCTATCTGTTATAGCGATATTCTTTTCAAAGTCAAACTTTCCTCTAGGCATAGGCTTCATGAAAAACTCGTCAGAGAAGCAAGCGTTTGAATTTTTGTAGAATAAGTTTTTTAAGTTATCCATTTCCCTTAAATAAAGGGTGTTGTCTCTTTTTTGCTCAATAGACTTTCCAAAATACTTTGATTCAAATATTATCGGGAACATGAACTGCTGCATCCATGTGGTAGCTGTCTTGTGATAGCCTATGTGTAAAAAGTTTTCTTTCATTAAAAATATACCTTATATTCTTCATATTCAGACAAGCTGTCCATAAAACACCGATACACATCATCGTCTTCATGGAACGGATGTCTATTTATTTGATTTGTGTAAACCCCGTTAAATTTTTCTGCTTCAGTTAGATACCCGTCTTTTTTTGTGGTAGTATCTTTTATTGTAGAGCTTTGAGGTATAAAATGCTCTCCATTGGAACCCTTTATATCATTTAGATTTATTGAGCTGAGGTTTACCGAAAAAAAAGAGTATATATCTTGCATCTCTTTCTCTGGCAAATTTGCTAGACTCTCGTATCGAATTAAATAAAATTTTTCATTATTTTTTACCGACTTTAACTTTTCGCAAAAAGATAAGGTGCTGTTTAAGCTGTCTTCAAAGGACCATCCATGTTTTTGCATAGAAGAAACCGCTCTATCCAGGGGGTTTCTTATCATTGAAACCCAAAGATAATCTTCGCCTTTTTCTATCCATTCGTAAAAATAACATAAAGCCTGATTCCATCTATAACAAAAAACTTCAACATCAGGAAAAGCCTCTTCCATATTTTTTCTTATATCTTTTGTGCTAGACGCATCATAAATTATAGACCTCCACGAATCTTTGCTAAGACCATAATACTGAGCGTAATCGTTGATATAGGAAAGACTCTCTTTTTTAAACAAGTCTAAACTTAACTCAGGCCGATTAACAAACTCTTTTCTACACATTCCATGAGGCCACTCCCCCATGTTTTTACAAGAAAGAGGCTCATTAAATCCAGGACAGAAAGCAATTGTTTTTTCTTGGCTTCTAAGAAGCGCGCTCATTAGAGTTGTGCCAGAACGAGCAATAGCATCAAGAACTACATGTTTAGCCATCAATAATATCCTCCACAAAGGTAGCGTGTCCAACTGGATAATATTCCTGGGCATTAAAACGCCACGATTCAAACGTAAATAACTTACAGTATTTGTCTACAACTTTTCGTACTGTGTCGTCATAGTCGTGAGAAGCTTTGATGACTCCATCAATATATTCTTCACTAGCCGGTTCAATATTGTTTTTTTTGCAAATCTCATCTAAAAAGGCTCTTAAGAATATTTCTCTTATGTCACCTCGGTAAAGACATGATATAATAGAAACCATTTTTGGGCAGGACTCGTTCCAGTATTGCGTTGAAACCCAGTTGCTAAACTTATGTACCTTGCCCCCTGTTTGTAATATGCTGTTGCCAGGAATGAAATAGTAATAAGACTGGTCTTGAAGCCTCTTGCACTTGCCTAAAATCGCTGATGTATATGCCCAAGATTTTTGAAATAATTGGAAATCATCGTTTTTTAAAGCGTCCATAATCTCGAAAAAGCATTTCATTATAGAGGTTCTGAAAACGGCGTAGTTAAAGCTGTTAAAATTACTTATAACGTTCAACAGCCTGTCTTCGGGAAGTTCCTGTTCTATTGATTTTCCTGTGTACAAAGAATCCTTGACGCTTATTTCTGGATATATCTCAAGTGGCCTTACGTCATTTTGATAGGTGCTGTAATCATCGTTTTCGCTCAAAAAATAAGCCCCATTCAGTATGCCGCTTAAATTAATAACATCGTCGTTATCAAATATCATGCAACTCGGAGTTTCAACCATTTGAGTAGCCCGATGCATTTTGTTCATGTATCGAGCTATGTTTTCATCAAAGCCGTTATAGAAATACTGTATATCCAGGCTCTTATAGGAGCCAGAAAACGGAACCTTGCTTCCGTCCGCAAGTATAACTTTACACTCGCATTCTTGCTGCTCTAACCACTTCAATGACCGGTCTGTAAGCTCGTGCCTGTCTAGAAGAGGGACTATTAACGTAAGGGTTTCTTTCATTTCTTGTATATGTATCCGTCTGGTTGGCATGAAAACAATAGTTTATTTCTTATGTTCTCGTCTCTTTCAAACTCTGGATTTTCTTCAAGAAACTGATTCAAAGCGCTTCTTGGGCTGTTTCCTGGTCCCCAAGGACGATTTCTTGCCGCTCCGTCTTCGTGGTATCTTGGGTCGTCAACTAGAGTGTCGCAAACAACCATGTAGCAGCCAGGGGTAACAATGTCTGAAAAAGCGTTGAGTTCTTCAAGAACGTGTTTATGTGTGTGCATAGAGTCTACTACAACCATACAACTTCTATCTCCAACAAACCTTTTAATTACCTCTGCGCTCAAAACGCTGTCTCCTATAAGGAACCTAATATTTCCTTTAAATGCGGTTGCGTCTCTTAGGTGGTCTGGTATTTGGAGGTCTACCCCTATTATATCTCCCTGATGAAAAGACTCAAGGAACATTGTAGTTCCTCCCCACGCAACACCAAGCTCTACTATGACTTGAGGTTTAGTTTTAAAAACTATTTCCTGAATAGCAAACAAGTCTTGAGGTAGTTGCAACGCGGGAATTCCAGCAAAGTTTGTTTGGTGTATCCACCTATGTCTGTCAGCCCTGACCAATACACTAAACGCATCATCCTGAAGCTTACAGTCATCGTGCATACCTTGCGCATCTTTTTTTAATTCTGAGCTAAACTCGTTCAAGTTTTTCATTTTTTATCCTGTCAAATAAAACTTTAAATGGCTTAGGCGATATATTATATCTCCTGATAGTATAAATTAATTTTCTTTTCATCTCATCAAAATATAAATCATTCATAGACTGCAATTCTGCATCTGTTAAATTATTTATAGACCCGTAAGAATCTAAGAACAGCTTTTTTTGTAATTCATTTTTTGTTAGCCTGTGCAGTGAGATGGCCAAATCCCTCGCTTTCTCAGAAACACGCATGATATCGAAATCTATTAAACCTATCATTTTTCCGTTTTTAAATATCAAGTTGCTAGGTATGTAATCAAAATGTCCAATCTGTCTAGGAAGACTAACGCAAAACCTTTCTGACCTATCTATTAGCTTAACCGCCTCCCTGACCTCGCTGGTATAGTATTTAATACCCGATAAGTCATAGGGGTAAACGTCTCCGCAAACCTTTTCAACCTCTTGTTCAAGCTCTAATTCTTTTTCAAACTCATCATGAAAACGGGCAAGTGTTGTTGCGGCCTGTATTAGAGAACCTTCTTTAAAATCATAGTGATTTCCTGAAATATAATCATACAAAGAGTATGTTTTTCTAGATTCTGAAAAAAATAAACCGCCTTCTTTTGTTTGTGTTGTTCTCGGAACCGGAAATCCTTTTTCATGAGCTTTATTCATGAACGAATTAATTAAGCCTTGCTTTTCATTTGAATTTATATTTGTTATTTTTAATATATATTTATTGTCTAGATTATATACATCTCCATACAAAGCATTTATCTTCTCAATGCTTCGATTATGTATCCCCCATTTGCTTCTAACTATATTGTCCATATATATCAATTAGAGTTTCAATTTTAGGGTCTAATATTTTTTGAGCTTCTTCGCTTATTGGGTTCATAGGCTCTCTTTCGTCTATTCCCATAATGCCTAATTTAAAAAGACAGTATTTTGAAGCAGCATGCCATCCAAAATTTTTGCATGAGTGCAATAAGTCAGACATTTGTGAAACTATTTCAGAAGACTTTTCTTTGTCGTCATTCAAAATTAAATCGTAAACTTCTTTTCCAAATCTTGGAAATATGCTTTCAATTCCAGTGAAAAATCCAGTAGCACCGTATGGACGAGCCTTCAAGAATGTCTCGCTTGCCGCGACCGCCACTATAATACTCGTAGATTTACCTAAAACACGCCATATTTTTTCTGAATGTTCTGGGTCTCCGGCAGCTTCCTTAAATCCTATGACCCTTGGTAAAGAGCATATTTCTACCAAATCGTCAATTTCATATCTATGTGTTTTTCCAAAGCTGGTTTCTACTTCGCTTCTGGTTGGTGTAACGTGAAGCATTACGTCAAGGTTTGTGTTGTTCACTATCTCTTTAAAATAATCTATTAAAGGACCTGAGCCTTGATACCTCCAAGGATATTCACAGATAACAATTTCAGCCCCATCTCTTTCTGCTTGTTGGGCAACCTCTATGTGTGTTTTAGTGCTTCCACTTATAGGCGTAGAAGCGATTGGAACGCCTCCGCTTTCTATGGTTGACTCTATTGTTACCTTGTTTACTGTTTTAATCTCTTCGGTAGATAGCTGAGAAAACCTACTGGTTGCCGAAGCGACCATTATATATTTTCCACCTCCATCGACTATATATGATATATATCTCTGAAGAGACGGAATGTCAATATCTTTTTTGTTATTAAATGGTAAAATAATTGGGTAAACTGGACCTTTAATCATTTAGTATTTCCTCTATCTTTCTCAAGGCTATCCAAAAATCGTAGCCTAAGTTTCTATGTCCTTGCCAAATTTCTGGAATAAAGGACACGCTATTGTTGATTTTTTTCAAGAGTCTGGCAAAATCTATCTGCCCTTTTCCAATCTGAATACCTTCATCATCTAGGCCAAACGCATCAGATAAGTGCATATGTCCAACATGGTCTTTGATTTTGTTAATAAAATCTATGTAGTTTATTTTGTAGTAATTTGAAGCTAACTGTGAGTGTGAGGTGTCTAGGCATAATTTATAATTATATTTTGAGCAGAACCAGTCAATCTCGTCTGGAAGAACAAGTAGGTTTAAGTGTAGCTGTCCGCCGAAATACCAAGGAAAGGGTGGTAGGGTTTGCAATAAGAACTCAACGTCCTTATCTTTTAGCTCTTCCAAAGATTTTGCCAAAAGTTCGTACCCTTCTTCTTTTTCTGAATCACTCATCCATTCTGTTCTAGTGGTTCCTCCGATGCTAGCAACAATTCTAATTTTATCGCAATTGAAAAACGGTTTAATTTGTTTCGATATTGATATAACTTTTTCCATGTGTCTAACCGACTCTGCCCTGTAGTTTTCGTCTTTAGAGGCTAGGTCAATTAGGTGGTCGTTTTCAAAAAGGTCTGGCGCGTGAACAGTTATTTCCTTGTCATATTTTTGATTGAAAATTTCTGAAGGGTTCATCTCTAGGTCTTTATAGCTAAGATGAAACTCTAGAAGTTTTGGATTGCTGTTTTTTAGATAAAAATCATAATCATGAAAGCGTACAGGAAGACCCCATGTTCTGTCTATGTCGAAATATTGCGGAAGCTCTAGTTCATTTGAATCGCATTTATGGAAAAAATCTCCAGCCTTAATATGTCTTTTGGCTGTTTTGCCAATAATCTCATTAAGGTCAATCGGCTGTAAGCCCCCTCCAGGGCTTTTGATGTCAATACAATCTCTATTAATAACCTCGCCATATTTTATATCTTTTTTTGCTACCATGCTTTTAGCCAAGCTGTCTTTGTTAATTAGCTCTCCTTGAGTGACCCTTCTTTTTTTGCCTTCGCCAAGAGCGTCTTCAATATTTCGAATGCCCTTGACCATTTCGGAAAACTCTTCTGGAAGCAAGCTAACCTTATGGTCATTTCCTTCTTGATTCCTGTCAAGGGTAATATGCTTTTCTATAATGTTCGCCCCCAAAGCAACAGCAGCCATCGGCACATCTATTCCATCTTCATGCCCAGAATATCCAACGTCCTTATTGGATATGACTCTTAATCTTTCAATATATTTAAGTTGAATATCCTTGTATGGGGCTGGATATGTAGAATTGCAATGCATAAGTTTGTAGTTAGCATTCATTTTATCTAGTAATCGACAGGCCTTTATAATCTCTCCCTCTGTTGACATTCCGGTAGAGCAAAACATCAGCTTGTTTGTTTGGGCGATACACTCCAGTAATTCAATGTTTGTTAGGTCAGCCGACGCTGTTTTATAAGCTGATATTCCATATGCTTCTAATACGGAAACGCTGTGAGTGTCCCATGGAGTGCATAATGGCTCTATCCCTTCTTTTTTAGCATAATTAAAAAGCTCAATAAGTTCATCAAAGCTCAAATCGTATTTATGCAACAGGTCTAATGTGTATTGCGTAGCTAGGCTTTCGTTGTAGTAATTATCTGGATTTCTATATAATGATTTCAAATCTCTCATTTGAAATTTGACATAATCTGCTCCAGATATTTTTGCCGCATCAACTAATCGTTTTCCAATCTCTACGCTTCCATTGTGATTTAGGCCAACCTCAGCAATGATAGTTGTATGGTTTTTCATTTTATGAGCAATTTCCCTGCCTTGTTCCAGTTTTTAATATTTTGTCTTTCCAACTTATATCCGTGGCTGGAAATAATCCTGTCCTTATTCTCCCAATAATGGCTAGCTTTATTATCCTCTTCTGCAAGACCAAAACCAAATAACGTTGGTTTGATTCCGTTCATTATACACAAGGCTATAAAGGCGTAACCAACACTTGGCGAAAGAGTTCCCCCAAAAGACTCAACGCACAAATAATTACCTAAAAATGCTGTTGAGCTTGAGTCTATGTGCTTTTCTTTCTCTTCCCATGCCGAAAAGTCTTTGTTAAGCAATAGTATTTTTTGGTCTTTTAAATCTCTTATAAAGTTTTGAGGTTGACCCTGCGGCTTCCAATCGTCGCACTCCTCATCTCCACCCACATTATGTTTTACGTTTGCAAACACATGATTATTAGCGACTCTAAGGGTTGTTTTTGAGCCTACATAATTTTCCCACCCCTCTGTTGGAGCCCTGTTAAACCTTACGACTTCATCAAAATCGTCTATATCTTGACCCCGCTCTGCGTCTAATAAAGACGATGATGAGCCAACTATAGCCATGTTTGATTTTACAAAAAGTGTCGGAGTTACAGCTTTAATTTGCTTCATTTTTCTAGATGAATGTTCATTATATTTTCAGAATAGTGATTAAATCTAGGTGGATTATACCCATTCTTTTTAATTATTTCATTCAAACCTGACTCATTGTGATAAAACGCATAAGTTTGAATTTCACCGTATGCTTCATATTCTTCATAAAAGCTTTCTTTTTCTGTAGTTCGAACTCTTAAAAAAATTACATTCTTCGCGCCCAGCGATAGAATATGCTCAAAGCACTCGTCTCCATCTGGAAGAACATCACATAAAGCATTGGCAACTACGACATCCCCGTCCTGTATGTCTTTAGTGGAAATGTCATGATAGTCTCTTTGTTCAAACGCGCCAAATTCACCCCACATATTTTTGGCTGTTTCTATGGCGGCTTCCGAATAATCATATCCCACATAATTTAAATCGCCATGCCACATGCGAATCAGCTTGGAAAAAGAGCCTACTCCACACCCTATATCTACGACCCTTTTTGAATTTTTTATTCTAGACAGTTCCTCTAAAAAAAACCTCCAATGAGTCGGTGGGTCGCTTAATTCTCTTAAATTAAGAGCAAACTGTTGCTCAAAAGCCTTTGCACTAGCTTCTTTCCAACCAGAGTCATTAGAGATTTTCATACCAAACTTCTTTCAGCTGGTTGTTAAATTTATCTTTAAGTGCGTCAATATTTTGCAATATCTTTGGCGGATGCTGCCCTTCAAACCTTTTTGTATAGCACGGTCCTCTGTACCGTGGTTTGAATTCGTGTACGCCCTCCCACTCTTTTTCTATTTCTTCTCTAAGCTCAGGATTATTAACCCAAGGCTCATATATCTTTTCATAATAATTATCTATGCAATTGTCTCGACTTACAGCAGACTTGTAGTATTGAACCTTCTGTTTTACTTGCCACGGAAAAACGTATGAATAATGGTACATTCGAACTCCGTAGCCAGCTAACATATTATACGACAAGTGAAGCTCTTGTAAAGTAGGCTGAACTTTATGGGCTATAGTCGGCGGTCTATGAGTTGACCAGTATGAACCTGGATATACCTTTCTTATTCTATGAAATTCAGCATCTTCCTCAAAGCCCGTCAAATAATCGTCAAAACCTCCGTAAAAAGAAAAGCTTTTGAATCCAACGGAGGTAAAGTGATAATCTTTTAAAGCTTGAATTACTAGCTGTATATCTTCTGGTTTAAATATTTCGTCCGAGTCTAAGTTCCATATATAGTCGGTGTCGTCGCGCATATGTTTCATGTACACGTTGCATTGCTCATTTTTTTCTTCAAACTGGCCATGCTCAATAATAATCTTGTTATCTGGGTCATAGAACTCATGTAAAATATCGTTTGTGCCGTCAGTTGACGTTTCATTTCCCTGCTCTTGCCAATACTTTACTGGCCCCTCAGAAATCAAAATTTGACTTGCGAAAGGATAAACAGACTCAAGGCATTCCTTCAGAACATAATTTCCATTGAATACTATCATTCCAAAAGCTATATTCATAATATGTTATACTTTCTTCTTGTATTTTTGCATAGTTCAAAATATTCGTCGTATATTTCTTCTACTCCTGGCTGTGGAAGTACGTTGCCCCAGCATGGCTTACCATCAGGCTCAAAATTGAAATCTATTTCGTATGTGTTTTTTTCGTAGTTAGGTGTAAAATGAGAAAAATGAACAAACACCAAATCTTGTGTAATTTCATTTTCTCCATTAATCATGCAGTCATAAAATGCTGGCCCCATGTCCCAGGTCAGTTTTTTATTTTCAATCGCTGACAGACTGAAATTCCATGGGGCAGCGTGACCTATTTCGTGGTCTAAAACTTTTATTTTTACTCCATCGCAAATAAAATCAAATAGCTCTAAATACTTTTGGTCGCCGCAGGTTCCAAACTTTTCAGCGTATGGATTGTTTTTGTCTACAACGCAATCCCTCCAAAATTTCAAGCATTGCCTAGATTCTTCTGAGCCGCTGAAATACACAACACCAACATTATAATACCCTACGCTCTGCATGTAATCAAGAGGTAAATGTTTATGTGTTACCAGTCCTATGTCTTCATTTTCAAGGCAGTCAAATATTGACTTTATATCGTTATAAAAACATATATCTGTATCAGAATAGAGGCAATGGTCTAACCCCTCTTCGTTCATAAGATAGTGAGTAAAGAAAGATGCCAAGGCCCAATGAAAGGGAGACAGGTCTCCTGGTTTAGATGGATTGTTCTGTTTTAGCAATTCAAACATTTCGTCTTTTTCCACTACGTCCATTTCATAAACCTTTATGTTTGGGACGCCTTTTAATGCTTGGCTAGTTTCTTTGTCTAAAGCCAGATAGTGTATCAGAAAGTCTGACTCTGTGTGATTGTCTATTGAATCTCGTAAGGCAAGGCCGTATATTAGATAGTTAAAGTCACTAATAGCAGATAAGTGATACATTAGTTTTTGTCCTTTATATATAAAGCGTCTCCCCAGCATCCATGCCATTTAGATTCGACTCTCTTGAATTTGTATTTTGCTAGATATTCATCTATTTCTTCAACTTGACAGCAATTTTCGTAGACTTCTTCTCTGTTAACCTCTGTCATTATGAAGTCTATTTTATCCAAAAATATTCCCGCACCCTTAAAAACCTCTAGTTCATACCCCTGAACATCAACATTCATAAAGTTGTACGGAACAATATCTTCCAGCATATTATCAATTCTGTCTATATCAATAACTGTTTGTCCATCATCAAATAAAACTTCTGGATGTTGTTCCAAATGTGTTTTGGGTTTTAGCACAGAGCTTGATACTAAATTATTTGAAGATTTATATATATTTAATTGTTTTTTTTCGCTTCCCGCTCCCTTGTTTATAAGAGTAACGTCTGGGACGGCACCGTATATATTTTCCAAAACTTGGAAGTTTTCTTTTAAAGGCTCTATGAAAACCACTTTGCTTATGCCGTTATCTACATAGCTCAAATATTCTTCGCCAAAGTGTGCGCCAACATGAAGAACTCCGCTGATTCTCATGTCATATTCTTTAAGTAGTTTTTTAAAGTCTAAGAGCATTTATTTTCCCAACATAATTTAAGTTCCTGATGAACACCAATTATGGTGCTAAAATCCATGTTTTCAAGCGTCAGTCTTTCTCCGTTAAGGAACCTTTTATTAAGCTCTTCTGCAGTGCTTCCAAAGAATTTACCAGCTCCATTGTGACACGTTTCCTGGACCCTGTTGAGCGGCGTGTTTATTACATAGCTCTTTTCAAAACAACACATTTCATCTGGAAAAGTTTTTATTTTGTCTTGTATATAGTTTTGAGCTTTTCCTTCAAGGCTATTTGGGTTATTGTATTTAGGCGTGTTGTTCACCATTCTTTTCGCTATGTGAAATGGAAATACGTGCCCGTCTACAGAGAATGGATAGGCAAAATTTGTGTCTTTTTGCTGTTCCTTCCAGTTCCAAAACCTCGTTGGACCCTCACCCAGTATAACATCATCAGGAATCAAGCAGTTGCTATTTGTATATTGGTCTTGAACAAAAGTGTTTGTTCCTAGTCGCAGAGATGTACAAAACGAATCGTGCTGGTGCCACTGTGCTTTTGACGCCCAAGTAAAAATGTTATAGTTGTATTCAAATTTTCTATAGACTATATCATCATCGGTAAAAAACAACACCATCTCTTCCCAATGCTTCATACAATACTCTAGGGTTTTTCTAAATCCCTTGAATTTGTTTTCTGGTAAAAAATATATAGCATTAGGTTTTGAGTACCATTCTTTAATCAATTGCCTGTAACCATCTTCAAATTCTTTAGAGCTAGAGGTATATATTATGTATATATTCCAATATTCAGAAAGATTAGAAAGATTTTCGTGTATAGACTTTAGGCACAGGTCTAACTGAGCGGCCCTGTCTTTTGAGAATATAACTATACTTAGTGGGTGAGGCTTAACTGCGTAGGCTGATTCTATCATACTGCAACCTTTTTATTTGACATATACCAATCAACAGTTTCTTTTAATCCTTCCTCGAGACCTATCTCCGCCTTAAAACCAAAAGACCTTTTAGCCTTAGCGACATTAAGACACCTTCTTGGTTGTCCGTCTGGCTTATCTTTATTATATCTAACCTCTCCTTTGTGACCCATTATTTCTCTCAATATCTTAACTAAATCACGTATCTTAATTTCAGCATACGTGCCAAGATTTACAGGAGACGGGTCATTGTAAGATTCCGCAGCCATAACTATGCCCCTCGCAGAATCTCTTACATGCAAAAACTCTCTGCTTGCATTGCCTGTTCCCCATATCTCTAAGTCTCCATCAGTACCGGCCTCCTCTATTTTTTTAATAAGGGCGGGTATAACGTGAGAGCTTTCGGGCTTAAAGTTATCATGTGGTCCGTACATGTTGACCGGTATGACAGTTATTCCGTTTAGCCCATATTGCTGTCTATAAGCGTCAAGCATAACGCTTAGTGTTTTTTTTGCTATACCATATGGGGCGTTGGTTTCTTCTGGGTATCCCTCCCATAGAGCGTATTCTTCAAACGGAACCCTTGCGTATTTTGGGTACGAGCAGACGGTCCCTGCTAAAACAAACTTTTGAACATAGTGCTTGCAGGCGTTAATAAGATTTATACCCATTGTTAAATTATCATGTATGAAAGTGCCTGGATGTTCTTGGTTTGCCCCAATCCCACCGACTCTAGCAGCAAGGTGGATAACTACATCCGGAGAGTTGTGTTGGATTAAGGCCCTGCATGAGTCCTTCTCTCTTAGGTCACAATGATGAATTCCTGTTTTTCCGTCAATATAATAACGGGTTGTTGTGTGGCTGTTTGCACACTCAATAACGTTTGAATAGCCTCTAAGGAGAAGCTCCTGGCAAACATGTCTCCCCAAAAATCCTATCGCTCCAGTAACCAATATTTTGGACGTTTTTAACATTTTCGATTAAACCTTCTTTTTTTAAATCTACATATAGATATTCTTGTGAAAATTCTTGTTGCATTGTATACCCAACGTCTCTTAAATTTTCTTCTATCTCTTTATTATTTGACTCAACCAATATGCAGCCGAATCTATACTTATCCCAATCAATACCTAAAATAACATTAAGGTCATTTCCTTCTGTGTCTATATCTAAAAGCTCTATGTATCTAGGGGCTTTTTCTTCATCTAATATATCTGTTAAAGTTTTTGTTTTTATTTTGACTTTTTCAAAAGACTTTGCTTCGACCGGGCTTTTTAAATTTTCAGATATTCCGCTACCGCCTCGCCACGCATGAGAAAAGCCTCCGTATATTTTTTTGCCAAGATTTCCTTTTATATGTGGCTCGTATTTTTGTTTTGAGAAATCTACAAGCCTTCTGTCTAAAGACACGAGCCCACTATTTACTTTGCAGGAGCGATTTTTTTCAAGCTCTTCGAATATATCTTCGTGTGGCTCTATGCAGATTCCTCCCCAGCCTCTTTTTTCTAACGAAAAGGTGTTGCTCCCATAGATACCGTCACTAGCCCCAACATCCACAAAATAACTTTGATTTGAATTAGGAAAAATGTCGTAAATAAATTCATCTTTATTGTCGCACGTAAATATACTCAAGAAAAACTCTCCATTATTTGTTGCGCTCTATGGGCGTATGTATGCTCTTTCATTACTGTTTGATAACATGCGGCAGCGTGTTTTTCTCTTTGCTCTGGATTATTTATAAACTCTTTAACTAGACAATGAAAATTATCTGGGTCAGTAGCTACAACAGCTTCCCCTTTGGTAAATATATCTTCCGTGAGAGAAGATATCGGGTCTGATATAAAGAAAGCCTTAGAGGACGCTAGTTTGAAAACTCTCTCGTTTACCTCAAACCCAAAAACATTTGCGTGTGGTTCGCTAACATTTGGGCATATCAATGAGGAAGAAAAAAGCTTTCTAACAGTTTTGTCGTCAATAACACCCATATACTGAGATACAGGCCAAGCTTGATTCCCAAATATTTTTACATTGTATTTTCCTATGGGGTAGCAAAGAGGTATTATATACTTGTCTAGATTTTGACCTTTGTACGGCCAATAACCACCAACAAAAGAAAGGTCGCACTTTAAGGACTCGTCTGCAATATCAGGAAAATAAACAGACGGGTCTGCTGCCGGAAGAAGGCCTATTGTTTTTGAAACCGAGTTTTCCCATGAGCCCATGAGATAATCTTTTTTATTCGGATGGACATAATTAAATAATACAAGATTTTTAGAATCTATGCTTTCTACGTTTCTAATTTCTTCATCCGTCGCATTAAGTATAGGGTACTTTTCTATGTCAACATCGCTGCACACTTGGCCCCAGCAGCCAACTTTCAGTAAAACTTTTATGTCGGGCCTAGACTTTAAGCACTTAATCGTAGCCCTATCAAGATTGTATCCCTGCCCTATAAATATTTCCGGCTCAAAAGAGTCAAACATATCAAATGCGGGTACAGATTCTTGATTCCAAAACACGCAGTCGTGGCCTTTTGCAGCCAAAGCGTTTGATAAACCTGTATATATATAGTTAGAAGCGTTTGTTTCGTGTCTAAAAAGTATTTTCATTGTTCTTTTTTTTCTATTGCTTCGTAACTCCAAGAGTTATCTGGGCTAAAAACACTTGCGCTAACAACTTTTGTAGTTGATATTTTTTCAGTTTTACCCTTATCTTGGTAAACGAACGCAATTGACTTTCCCCTCTTTATTTCTTTAGAAATTTTGCATTTCGTTGGCCTTATAAACTTTAAGCCACCATGAACAGAAACAGCTAGGCTTTTAGGTCCTACAACAGTTATTTCCAGAACAGTAGACTCAGTCTCTACTATAATTTTTGTATTTCTCTTTAACTTAGATATGTCTATGCATTCGCTCATATTTATTGTATATCCCAAGCTATCCAAATGTCAATTTTCTTTTTGGTATTTTTTCTAAATCTTTTGCCATGTCTATTTCAAAAATTTTCATGTTTTTTGGCATAAAAGGCTGTATCTCTCCGCCATTCTCCAAAACATAGTTTAACGCTTCGTATCCAAACCACTGAGACGTATCTTTTCTGCAAGATATATGTTTAAAAAGTTCAAGCTCTTTGTCTGTCAAATATGTTATTTGTGCCCATTTTGTATCTAAACCGAAAGAAAAATTTGTTATATTGTTGTTTTGCTCTATTATGCCAACCTCAGTTTTTTTCAAAAAGCCAAAATTTTCTATGACGGCTTTTGAACAGCCTCTTATGTTTCTTATTACCGGGTCGTTGAAAATTAAATCTCCATATACTATCATAACCTCTTTTGAGATTGTCGCCTGAATGCCGAGCCCAATACTGTATAATACGTTAGTTGTTTCATGTATCGGGTTGAGTATAAATCTGACGGGATAGTTTACTAGTTTTTTCTTTATCTTTTCAGACTCAAAGCCAACCACAATAAATATCTCTGCTTTTGGATATACAGACCACAATATATCTAGCTGCCTCTCTATTAGGCTGGTGTCATTATATAAATTAATTAGAGCTTTCGGACCATAAGATTTCATCCTATGGCCCATGCCAGCGGCCGGTATGATTATACTCAAATCGCTAGAATTTACACTTAATTTAATTTTTGTGTTTGTTATATTTCTTCTTGCTGAGTTAGCCATTTTGTCTTTGAATAATTCTTTGACTTATTTTTTGCCAGTTTTGTTGCCATACTTCTTGAGGAACCACATCAGATGAATTTTTACCAGTTACATGATATACATGCAAAGTCTCCGGTATATGTATGGCGACCATGTTTTCAGTTATTCTAAGCCATAAGTCCCAATCTTCGCAGGTTCTCATTTCCTCATCGTAGCCACCAGCGATGCTCAAAGCTTTTTTACTTATTAAGGGAGTGTTGGAAATTATGCACTCCATTTCCAAGGACTGCCTGTTGTATGGCTGTCTAAATTCGTGTATTTCTGTTTTAGTATTAATGTTTTTTATTATGGCGTCTGTGTATACAATCCCTATTAGCTCTGGGTTTTTTAAAAATTTTTCTACAGACATCGATACTTTATTCTGAAGATACAAATCGTCGGCATCAAGCATCATAAACACATCAGTGCTATCCCAAGAAACTTGTATGGCGGCGTTTCTTGCCGCAGAAGGGCCCTTAGCATGCTCATTTCTTATCAAGCTAATTGGAACCTCTTCAGGATAGCCTTTGCTTTCAATCGTTTCTTGGGGATTGTCTGTAGAGCCGTCGTCAACTACAATAATCTGTATCGGTCTATAGTCCTGCATTATAACGCTGTCAATGGCGTTGCATACCATATCAGAGTGATTGTGACAGGGTATAACAACGGTTACTATTGGCTTTTGACAACTTTGCTCAAGCTCTGTATTAAGTGTGGGCACTTTTGAAACTCCGCTTCTTCTTCAATTTTTGATATAAATTCTTTTTGTTTATTTCCGCCAAACTGTTTATAGGCTAGCTTTTGAACAAACATTCCACTCTTCTTTCCATCCTCTGGCTTTAATATTAAAAACTTTTCCAAATCATCGTTTATTGCAGAGTCAATATCACTTAAGTAATTTGTAGGAATATCGTCTCCGGCAACAAAGATTGAGCAATGTATGGATTTTATAGACTTAGAGGCTAAATCAACACATCTATGCATAGCTTCTTCTTTGTCATCTAAAGCCCTTATACTATCGTCGCTAATATGCTCCATGGACCACTTTAAATTTATTTTTAATTCAGAAATAAATCTTCTTAGATAATTGATGAAATCATAGGGGCCAATTACAGAGTTGTTTATAACAACAACGTTTTCTGGTTTTAAAATACCTTTTTCAGCGCTTTTTATTGTTTTCGCTATGCAGAGCAGCTTGTCTTTTATGATTTTTCTTTTCAAGCTTTCATCATTTTCATTTTTTATTGCTTCGTCATTATCGAAGTATATTAAGTAAGTGCATTTGATGCTTACCTCTTTTCTAGCGACACCTACAAGCTCCTCCTGTGTATATCCTTTTTGTAATTTTATATCGTCCCATGGTTTTCCCCTAAGCATATTGCATATATTATCTTTTATAAGCTTAAAGTTTTTATTTTTTTGCCTACTCTCAATGCTAATTATTTCCGCCCCGACTTCGTTGAATTTAGACAACCTTCCAGCGGAGCAATAATCATCTAAATTTTCATTCGTAATATCATTCTCTGAAGCAAAAACGCACCCGTCACAACTAGTTACTAACGCCTTGTTGTCCTCAACAGCACGCATTACTTCTTCTTTACTGTATATTTTCTTTACTGACATCTCTCTGCCTCCACAACCATTTTATAATTGTTTACCCTCTTTTTTATTATCTTAAAAGCATATTTATTCTGAAGGTAATCACATAATCCTAAGCATGTAAAACCCACTCTTTTTATTAAATATGGTTTAGATTGTTCCCCATGTATTAACACGTTTGCCTCTCCAAGGTCTATCCTATAGTCCGCAAGAGATTTACACACCTCAATAAGGTCTGTTCCACCAAGAACAATCTTTCCTCCCATTCTAATTTTCTTAACCCAATTATGAATCGCGTCTTCGGCTTTAGTCAGAGGAATATAATCTAAAACATCATATGCAACCAACTCAGAAAGCTCTGCATCGTCAACATGCTTATCTATATTTATTATATCATCTCTTATTATTTTTTTATTGTCGGGATTTTCGGCAAAGGGGTTTATGTTTATGTGTGTATGCAACACATCGCCTGTCCCATAAATTAAATTTACTTTACTCATATAATTACTCCGTGCAGGCTAAAAATAAATTTTCCCACCTTGATACAAAACTTTTTAATCCAAAATTTGAAATTACAGTTTCCCGTGCATTTTTACCAATTTGTTCAGCAAGCTCTTCGTTGTCTAGAAGTTTTTGCACATAGCTTCTAAGCTCGTTTGGATTATTTGACATGTATCCATTTTTACCATTCTCTATTATCTCTGGAATCATGCAATTATTCGTGCTCACTACTGCGCATCCGCATGACATCGCCTCTAACAAAGATGTCGGTACAGGAGAAATTAGAGAAGTGTTTAAAAACACTCTAGATGAGCTATATTTGTTTATAAGGTCTTGTGTTGATTTTGACGCCTCAGATAAACCAGGAGTGTCTCCTACCACATCAATGGGTAATTCGCTGTTTGGGTATCCTGTGGTTTCACACCATAAATTGAATCCACAACACCAGTCTCTATTAATCCAATCGTTTACAACAGATAAAACTTTTGGTTCTCTTTTTATTTTATCTTGCGGAGAAAACAAGTCTGTGTCAACCCCATGATGAATAACAAGAGCATCCTCTTCTGACCAACCCCATTTTTTCAAGCTGTAATCAGATATAAATACATTCACATCTCCTTGCATCTGTCGAAGATGGTGAATCTCATAATTTCCCCAAGTCTCCATTGGAAGCGTGTGTTCTAGGCTTATTAAAGGCACCATCAATTGCTCTGATATCTGTTTAGCGATATTAAATTGACCAAACTTATTTTGACTCAAAACTAAATCTATGTCTATGTTGAGCGGTATCTGTTCAGAGGCTTTTTCTGGGTTTAGCAAAACCGTTCCCTTTGGAACATCGGCGTAATTTTCTACCCAAGGTTTTATTCCTTCGCCCTGCCACAAGAAGAAATTGTGGCCGGTCTTAGAAAGGTTTTCTTGATACCTTTCATGTGTCGGAAAACTTAATATGTTCAACGGACGATTTTTTCTCGTAGAATTATTTAGTATACTTTGTACTACGCTTCTGCTCATTTTAGGATATTTTCTATACAGTGTTTCTTAATTATTTCGTTGTTTACATTAAAGGCAAGGTTTTTATTTTCTCCCTCAATGGTTCTTTTCATCAGTAACCCTATATTAGAGTACGAATATTTATAGGATTGCTCTATACCCGCTCGAGCTTTATTTTCTCTTTCTTTTTTATTTTCAAACGCTGACCTCATACATCTTCTAATTTCACTTATATTTGGAGCGTCCCAAGATTCATTTCCAACATAAAGCTCAGAAAAAGAGTCCAGAACTCCAAAGCAAGACTCTTTGTTAGATTTCACCAAATAGCCTCCGTCTCCAAGAAAGTCTTGTGGTCCGCCCGTCTCTGTGCATATAGGCGTTTTCCCCATGGACATTGCGTCAAATATAGGTATTCCCCAGGCCTCTCCAAATGCAGTTGATACAAAACAATCGCAGGTTTTGTGTAGTCTCATTATCTCTTCTTCGCGTAAATACTGGCAAAGTAAAATCTCTTTATGATAAAAATCTTTTTCATAAAGCTTGAGCCCTTCCTTTACTTTTGAACACATAGAGGACAGCGAGCTATGCGACTCTTCTTCTGTTTGTCCTGGTAGATGTGCTTTTATTAGTATTGATACGTCCTCTTCGGGTCTAAATTCTAAGTGAAAAGCCTTTAGCATTGCGCCTAGATTTTTTCTTCTGTTAATTTCTCCTATAAAGTAAAATACAAATTTACCCTCTATTTCCGGTATAATTAATGGCTCATACTCTTTTTGGTACTTTGTCATGTCTGCAGCGTGTGGAATTACATAATGCGGGCAAGAAATTTTACTATTTACACAAGCGGTTTCTGCCATAAATTTATTTGGAACCCAAGCTTCATCCATTAAGCTTATTCTTTCTGGCCACGTTGTATTTTTGCAGTGGTCTGTTTCCGTAACATATAGTGCTATATTTTTATCAAAATTTCCATTATAGTCCATCATATGTGGCAAAACATGCTGTATCACAATATTGCAATCTTTGTCGCTTTTTAGCTCAAGCTTACTTATTTTTTCTGGTATGTCTACAACATTGTTATTAAGCTTTATATATCTAGGAACAACGTCTACGCCAACAGAGTCCAGGGATAGTATGTAATCCTGGGCTGCGTGACCCCATCCAGTTCCGTCCCTGTAGCAACCTATGTAAAGAACTTTCATTTTTTTAATCTGCTAGGTTAGTTGTATTTATATCTGGTTTTACTAAAGAAAGAAAATATGGCCTGGGAATAGATGACCAATCGTTTGATTGAGATAACTGCGCTCTTTTTTCTTCCCAAGAATTGTTGTAGTCGCACATATTAGCAAGAGTGTTCATAGCGTCTTCTACGCTAAAGTCTTGTCTCGACATCTGATTGTCTGCAAAGCTATTGTCATCGTAGTGAATGCTTCCTAAGCCTTGAGGAGCCTTACCGTCGTTTAAATCTCTAAGAAGTCTCATTGCCACATAGCTATTTGTTTTGTCCGATTGACCCCAAACGTTTTGAATTGCCCATGAAATAAAGTCATTATTGTTTTGTATGTTATCTGGAATTTGATTTGTATATCTGTGTATTTCTGGCTTAGACTCCCATGTTTCTTCGTGTGATTCTGGCTCAATTTTGTCTAAATAGTCTTCCCATATTGCTGCTGCCCTATCCCATGTATAATTTCTTTTTGCTCCTATGTAGCAATCCATGCCCTTCTTGCTTTTCATGCTTCTGGGCAACCTAACAAACTCCGCGATTTTTTTTGATAGCTGTTCATCATCAGGAATCGCTCTCTCTGAGTGAGTTGGAGAATCCCAGAAAAAGCTTTTTGGCTCTATGAATTCCGCTTTAAGTTTTTCCCCAACGCTTTCCATGGCAGAGTATTTTACTGTAATTAATGGAACACCACATGCGGCGGCTTCGACTTGTGGCATGCCAAATCCTTCGCAAACAGAGTATTGCACATAAATATCAAACCAATTCATAACGGCCCCAAGCTCTTCAGTTGTTAGGCCTTGACTTGTGTTTGGTAAAACAGCGTTTATCTTTCCGCATTTTTGACAAGAAGTCTTGGCGCCCTGAAAAAACGACGGGAAGAAACTTCCACAGCTTAAACATTTGTAGGTCAATATCGTATGACTGCCCATGTTGTACTTTTTTATAAAGTAGGGCAGGTCCCATCCCAGGTCTGGATATGAAGTATGAAGATATAAATATGTGTTTGATTGCAAGTCTGGATTATTGTCCAGCATATTCCTAAAGGAACTTATTAAATTAGGATAAAGTTTTCTACGCTGATTTCTCATAACCGTTCCTATTATGTTGACATCATCGACAAACCCAAAAAGCTCTCTATGTTGTTTTTTATTTGGGTGTGGCTTCAGCGCATCAAAATTTGCTCCAGGAGAAGGAACTCCCTCAACTTTTATGTGGCCGTTCGTTTCGTTTTCTAGAACGTCTCTGCCATATTCAGAGTATGTAAACACGGCATCTGCATCCATATAAGTCGCTAGATATTGTTCTTGCTGTGGATGAGAGTCTACGGTTGGCATTATTGCCCACTTGTAAAATTTTCTAAACGCGGCTCTTTGCTGGTACTCAATCATCCACCAGTCTCTTATATCTATCACAACATCTGGTCTAAAGTCTAAGCAAATGTCATCAAACCTCCACTCTCCAAATTGATAGGTTTGATTTGAAGCATAAGCATCGGCTTCAGATTGGCTTGTTGGCATTGTAGGATATACACGCCAAGGGGCTTGATTAATATTGGGGTTGTCATGGCTAGCATAGCAAGCCATCTCTGCTATCTTGTATTTGCCTGTATTATACAGTCTGGTAAGAACCTCTTTTGCGTAAACTGCATAGCCGGTATGCAGGAAGCTAGCTTCTCCGCACCACAGAATCCTTAATTTTCTAAACTTTTCACTCATTCAAAAATGCCCAATTTGTATAACTTGACTTATATATTATGATAACAGCGCAAAACAAGCAATGTCAAGTTAAATTTGCCATATTTGACCGACAACAAGAGAGTCATTTCGTCCTCTATCTCCCTGAACCAATATTGTGTTTCCTTCATATATGGCGTCTCGACACTCTTGAAAAATATCTGGAAAACAAACTACGTCATCTAAAGAGCAACTGTTATCTTCTAGGGTAAGAAAAGCCATTTCTTTACCAGGGTTTTTTCCATTTTTTGTTTTTACTACTTTCACCTTGGTGACTTCTACAGCAAACTTCATATAGTCTTTTCTTTTTGTCGTAATGAATTCCTTGCAGGTACAATTAGCCTCTATTCCCCTTTCCAGCGCATCCACTCTGCTACAGGTTATTGGAGCGCCCAGTGTTTTTTGTTCATTCCAAGCAATCCAATCCATGCTATCTTGCAACTTGTGAGGTGGATTTTTTAAGGATGTGATTAAATCTCCTACAAAATTAGAGCGCTTATCATTTACACATCCTCCACCAGCAACCTGGACTTTATTTTTCATCACTCTTTTTGGCTGACACCGCTTTAATGCTTCAATCAGTTTGTATCCGCTGTATTCATTTACAATCCACTTTTTTTCTGTTGGGCTAAGTTGCGACCATATAGAATACTCATAAAGCATCTCGTTTCTTGAACGCTCAAAGAAGTCTAAAGCCCCAGCCTTTATCATCCCCTCGGTTACGTTGGATGATACACATTCTGTTCCATACTTTAAATATTCAAGCCACATCCATGCGCCAATACCTCTGCCCAGCTTTTTTTCTACATCAGTTAGCTTTTCTACTATCTTCTCGATTACAGCAGAGCCTATGCCTCTGATGCTAGAAAGACCGAAATAAACCTTCTTGTCTTTGATGTAGAAAGTGTTTCTTTTGTCTGCAAGCGTTGGGGGAAGAACGTCTATGTTGTTTACCTTTGCGTCATTTACTAGGTCGTAAATTTCCTCGTATTGCTTTGCGCCTTTCCACGCTGCACCCCTAAGCCAAGAGCAATAAAACTCAAGCGGCATATGTGTTTTGCAAAACGCGCTCCAATATCCATTGAGCGCATATGCGTCTGCGTGGCTTTTGTTAAAAGAGTATCTCTGGGACTCCTGAATCCAGCCAAAAATTTCCTCAGCCAGTTCTTCTGATACTATACCTGTTTTTTTAGCGCCCTCAAGAAAGGACTTCTTAACCTCATGCATAACATCGGCTTTCTTTTTACCGATAGCCTTGCGGAGGATGTCCGCTTGCTGCTCATTGAAACCAGCAAGAACTACAGCTATCTTCATGGCTTGCTCTTGAAAAGTTAGTACGCCTTGCGTCTTTTTAAGAATCGGTTCCAATGATTCGTGAGGATAAACGACTTGTTCAACACCATGCTTTCTATCGCAATATCTTTGCGTCATGCTCTTTGGTGGATTTCCAGACATGGCTCTAAGGCACCCTGGACGAAGTAAAGCGCCTAGCGCTCCAAGCTCTTCAATGCTTCTTGGTTCTAGTTTCTTGGCCCATTGACGACCAAGTGCGCTCTCTAGCTGAAAAACGCCTTTCGTCCTGCCGCTGCATATCATGTCCCAAGTTGCTTCACAATTAAGATTCATGCTGTAGACATCTAGCTCTATACCTTTAGGAAGCGTATCTCCGAACTCTACGTTAATCACCATTGGTGTGTCAGAACAACTCTTTACTGGAAGCTCACATCCACACGGCCATCTAACCTTACTCATTTAAACTCCTGTGCAAATGCGTTAGCAAATTCAAGTCTTCTTTTCTGCTTTTGTTCATTCCATCCAGTCATCCATCTAGATGTTTTCAACAGCTTTATGATGACCTTAGATGTCCACTCAACATCAAACTCTGCGTCATGAGCGTTTGCAGTCACCTCCTCCGGCACACCCATGTACTCTAAGACGGTTGTTAGCTTTTGGTTTTTAAGCTCGCTGTTATTCTCAAACCAATACCAGACATGCTGCATTAAATCAAAGCTGTATATTTGATTAAACATCCTTGGCCTCTCTTCGCCGCTGCGCCTGTCTTTTTCAGTCGGTCCAAATATTTTGCAGTGCCTATCAGTAATAGGATTGTCAAATCCAAGTATATTGTATCCAGCAGACACCGGAGCATGATAGCCACTCTTATTAGTCTTACCCCAGTTGTATTTGTCAATCCAAGAGGAAAAGTTTTTCCATACAACATTTATTGGAGGGCACTCGTTTAGCATATCTACAAACTTCTTTTTTGACATGCCTTTGTTCCTGCAATGCCAATCTATTGTTTCGTCTGTCGTGGATTCTTTGTCGTCAAAGTCCGGGCGGACATAGGCAGAAAATTTGTCAACTACATTTAAATTCCTTCCGTGTATCATCTCTGCGGCTATTTGTATGATAGAACACGTAGATGAGTCGGGAGAACCAGTCTCATAATCGTAACAGCATATAGAGTTATAATTCATTTCAATACCAATTTCTTTGCCAACTTAAAACAGTCTACAGCCTCATCAAACTTCTTTCTGCCATGCTGCATAAGGTAAGACGGGTGCCAACACGGAACAACTGTGTACGCACCGTTTCCAATGCTAGATTCATGAGACTTATTTATATAATTACCAAGTGTAAAATTTTTAGGTAAAGGCAAAACAGCTTCAGCCGATGTTTTACCAAGAGTTACAATAACCTTTGGTTTAACTAAATCTATTTCTTTGTATAGCCATGGGCTACAAGACTCGCATTCATCAGCAGTGGGAGTTCTATTTTTCTTTCCGTTGTTTTGTGTGGGCCTGCACTTCACAGCGTTTGTAATAAAAACCTGATGCCTTTTTATTTTAGCTCCCTCAAGCAGCTTGTCAAGCATCTTGCCCGCCCTTCCGACAAAAGGTTCTCCGGCAGAGTCTTCGTCTGCTCCCGGAGCTTCTCCAATTATCGCTAAAGAAGAAACGGGGCCGCTAGACTTTACCACACCATTTATGCCGCTCTTCTTAGGGCACAGAGAGCATATTTCACATGATGAGTATTCAGTTTTTAGTTTCTCTAACTCAATCACGAAACTCTCCGGTAGACAATAGGTCTTGAACTCCGTGAATCTTATCTAGAATTGCAATTCCAAGAATGTCAAACTTGATATGTCCCATAGACTCCAGGTCATTCATTTCCATTCCAGCAATGCTTTCGCCAGAGCTTTTGTCGTAGACCATGGGACAAATCTTAGCAAGAGGTTCGTTGGCAATCACAATTCCCGCTGCGTGTTTACTGCGAGAACGCTTTGTTCCCTCCATGCGTATAGCTTGTTCAAATATCTTTGACATTGGACCCTGAAGGTTTCCGTTTTCGCCAAGGTAGCACCACTGTTTCAAGTCCTCTTCTCTGTTCTCCAAAGCCCACTGAATTATGCTAGCGCTACCGTCGCCGCCAGAATCTTTGTCTGCTTGACGCATATCTTCAAGCTGGTCAGAAATGTCTGCTTCATCGGGTATGTTCTTTGTGATTCTGTTTCTCTCTTCTGGACTACATGCGCTGTGCGCTCTCATTACATCTTGCAGTACAGCCCGTCCTTGCATCTTGCTAAACGTAATCATTTGAGAAACTCTATCTTCACCAAACCTGTCGTTTATATAGCCAATTATACGCTCACGACCAAGCTTCTCGAAGTCCATATCCACATCAGGAAGGGACACTCTGTCTGCTGTATTTCGTCCGGCGTTGTAAAATCTCTCGAACATTAAATCGTGTTTGATTGGGTCTATATGACCTACTTCTAAAAGATATAGAATTAGAGAGCCGTCAGCAGAGCCTCTACCGGCTCCTGTAAGCTGACCGTCTTTTCTAGCCCAGTTGATGATGTCGTCAACAATTAAGAAGTAGTCCGCTAGATTTGCGTTCTCAAGAATGGATATTTCCATCTCAAATCGTTCGGCATACTCTTCTTTCGTGTGTTCAGTGCTGTCTATAACGCTTTTAATTGCGGGCCATCTTTTTTGCCAACCCTCACGGCATCTTTCTCTGAGCCTGTCAATTGCTGTTACTTTTTCTGGCAGGGGAAATCTAGGCGGCATCGGTTTTCCAGTAATTGTATATTCTTCGCACATATCGGCAATCTTCTCTGTATTTGCAACCTCTTCCTCTGTGTGGAGTTTCATCATTTCGTCATGTCCAGGAATGTAATAATTTCTGGACTTAAAGAAAGCTCCCAGGCTTATATCGTCTCCTGAAACCATCTTCTTGTAGATGTCCTTGAGAGGAGTATCTATGCTTGGGTGATTAGACAGAAGAACTCTCTGGTCATCTGCATCCTCTGGACAAGCATAGTGAGCGTCTGGTGTTGCGACACATGGAATGTCGATTTTCTTACTTAGGTATCTAAGCCCTTTTGCGACTACGCCAGAAGCAGGAAGATTGTCTACGTCTATTAGCTGTATTTCTAGGAAGAAGTTTCCTTTGCCAAAGACATCCTCAAGTTCCTTAGCTTTACCAGAAACCTTATTTACCCAATCTTTATCAACCATCTTGGTTGCTTCGTCGTAGCTTTGGGCAGAGTAGGCTTCTTTGTGGTCTATGAACATATCGTTAGCTAGATGCGAACCCATGTGTCCACTAAACGCAATCCAGTTTCCTGTGCAAAACTTCTTGAGTGTAGCCAAGTCTAGTCTTGGAGCATAGTAGAAATAGTCTGGGTGATTGGACTGGGATGTTGCAGCGATTAGGTCTTGCCAGCCTTGATTGTTCTTGGCAAGCACGACGAGGTGTGTGTTGGAGCGAGTCCTATTCTCCTTGTCAGTAGGGTCGCCCTCACAAATATAGAACTCGCATCCAAGTATAGGTTTTAGTCCGGCAGACTTCATGGCTTCTACGAAGCTGACTGCACCAGAGAGAACGCCGTGGTCTGTTAAAGCGCATCCTTTTAGACCAAGCTCTGTACATCTCTTAGCAATATCTTTAGGCTTACTAAGACCATCAAGAAGGCTGTCGTGACTGTGAACATGAAGTGGGAAAAATGTCATGAGACCAACCACTCTTTCTCTTTCTCTGGCCGGTCTCTATTTAAAGCATCTCTAAAACGCTCATGAAACAAATCTCTACAGAAGTATGAATAATCGAGGGCAAAAGAGTCGTTTGGTATCGGCCTATTTATATACATTGTCTGAATCGCCGCTGCTGCGCTGTATGCGGTAGACCGCTGCATAGCAGAGAACTCTTCGCTTGCATAGAAGGTATGCTCTCTTTTGTAAGACAAGCTCCCATTAGTAGCCTCGACATAGAACTTCACAATATCCTTTTCATTCAAAGCCGCGCAACCATACTTAAATAGATGTGCCAACTCTTGTGTGTCCATCTCAATTTCTTCCATGAGCCACTTTATCATCTCCAAGTGTCCTGGGTATCGCAACGTCTTGTATGTAACGTCAGGTATTGGACGGGAGGTTTGGTTAAGCATAGATTGTATTGTGTGAGAGCTTCCACCGGCTGTGTAAAACGCCTCAAGCTCATCTCCGTCAACAGTCATCGTTTCTAGGCCAGTGAGTGTGGGTACGTTCTTCTTTTCTGCCCCCAACAGAATCTCTGCCTCTCCCCTGTACTCGTTAATCAAACCATCAATAGACCAAGTAACAATGTAGTCTAGAGGATTTAATCCCACCTTTTCTGGAAGCCCGCCTACGGCCATCTTTATTTTTGCACTACGGTATTTGTTTTCCTTAACGGCTTCAAAAGCCTCTTCCGCACAGATATTAACTAAGCCTGGAGCTAGTCCTTGGTCACTAGCCACTGGAGCGCATCCAATTTCCTCAGTAATCTTGCGAATATAATTGGTTGTGTCTACATGCCCGCCAAGGTCAACGTAAGCTATACAAGAGGAAACACACGCGAACGCTATTTCTTTGTTCATGTAGTATGGCAAAGCTGATACCACTATGTCAAAGTCATGCTTATTCTCTAGAACATAATCCTTGGCATCGCCAACATGAAAGTCAAGGGAGCATTCACTGTCAAACTTAGTTCTACCGAAATAGTCCTTAGCTTTACCAATGGCATCCTCAGAATAATCAGACAGAACAAGATTATATTCTTCGTGCTTTAACGCTGATGCGATTGGGAGGCCGATGCCTCCCGCTCCAAGTATTAGTATATTAGGCATAATAAGTCCAAACATCCTCTTCGGTGTAATTAGCGTAAAATGTAATTTGTATATAAAATATATCAGAGTTTTGATAGTTGTCAAGTATTCTATTTTTCATTTTATGCTCCTGGGTCTTGATAATAATCTATCGTATGTCCCTTGCGCGTGTCTTCCGCAATCACGGCATCTATTCCACACTTCTTTGTTTTGTCCGCCATATACTGGCAGATAGTATAGGGCTCGCCTGTCCTGGGATTAATCTTTCCAGAAGAATGCTGTGTTTTCCCGTAGTGGCAGAATGAGTTGCACTTCCATCTGTCGTATCCTGTTAGAAGTTGAGGTCTTACCACCTCCTTGATTTTTGCAAACCTTTGCTTTAGCATCTTCTTTGTGGCCTCTATGTCTGAATCATCATAGGCCATTGTGAACGGACCCCCATCATTGATGAAGTATATACTAGGAACTATTTGTTTTGCTTCTGGATATAGGTGTGTAAGGGCGTAGTGATATATTCTTAGTTGTGGGTCGCCGCATAGCTTCCAGAAGTCTTTGATTTCTCCTGTCGCCCAATCCTTCCTCATTCCTGTTTTCCAGTCGGTCGCCTCATACACACCATTGCCAGAATCAGTAATAAGGTCTACAGTCCCCTTTATAGAAAGATTGCCATGAAGCCTTGAGCCGTCTGGCATGATGTAATCGTATTCAGCCCAAGGCTCATCAATTGTTATATCGAAGTGTGGTTCAGCATCAATAATCCTTCTCTTTCTAGGGTCATACGCCCCATCAGAATATTCAATAGCTTTCCATGCCCACTTCTCACAATCTTTGTAATCTCTTGCGCTAAAGTCATGTATAGATTTCTGTGTGTAATAATCAAAAGAAAGCCTGCTGAGTTCATTTACAAAATCATCCTCATAGATTCTGTTTGTCGGCTGTTCCCCCAGGGCATCATCGTTAAACGTAGAAGAACCGTCCTGCTCCGCTTTCTTTCCATGGGCCAAGCACTCAAGAACCTTGTGGACAACAGTGCCCTTCTCTGCTTTTTTGCCTCCAGGAGATGGTATGCCCAAAACATAAGACAAAAAATATTGCTGCGGGCACATTCCATAAGCATTGAATGAGCTGCTTCTGAAGTATGTAATTATCATGGATTTCCAAATTTTGCTACCGCGCTATAGTTTATCATCTGCCATTCAGACAAGACGTTGTATAATTCCTCGCTCTGCTGAGACACAGACATGTCTGTGTTATCTATATACGCATCAAAGCCCTTAAAATTATCTAGCGCCGTTTCGCTTGCGTGTTGGTCTTTTCCTCCGAATATGTTTCTGTTAAGTCTAATTACACATCCTCCAGCCCCCTTTATGCCGCTAACCTCATTTGGAAACCTGCAATCAACGACAACGGCTAATTCAGGACTGTCTTTTTTTATCCTCTTAATCGTTGAGTCTACCCAAACATTTGGGTACATTTTTCTGAAAACGTCTGTTCCTACATATTGCATCGCCTCCCTAGCGGTCATGAACCCAGTCTTGTCTTTTTGTGTGTAGCAATCGGACCACTTTATATTAGTGAGAGAGTTTTTATCGTCTTCTGTTCCATAGCATTGCTCTTCTTTTAGGCCTAATATATTTATGCACATATGCTTTAAGTTGTCAGCAAAGTTATATATTTTAATTTTATGCCATATATTTGAACTCATGTAGCTAATCATATTTGGGTGCAGGCTGTCTACGGGAAATACGCATGGTTTATTTTGTCCGTCTGAATCTTCGTAAGGAACAATAAGCCTTCCGTAGTCATCTATATATGCGTATTCCACTAAGTCTAGAGATAACATCGCGCAGCCAAAAAGAAAATTGCCCGCCGTTGTTTTTCCAGATTGCTTTTTACCTGAAATTCCAACTATTTTAGTCATATAATCGCCTTATCTATTATGGGTTTTATATCTGACGTTATTTCGTCTTGATTTAATTCTCCAGCATCTTCTCTTATTTTTGGAAAATACATTCTGTATTGTCTTCCAAGCTGCTCCTTTAATTTTTTAACGCCCTCTCTGCCAGCTTGGTCTGAGTCCAGCATGACAATTATTGACAGAGCGCCTGACCTGTCAAGTAATACTCTTTGAGAGTCAGTCAGGTCTGTGCCAAATAAACCAAGGCTTATGTGTATTCCGTTTTCCTCTAATCTCCAAACGTCTCCAGCCCCTTCAACTAAAATTGCAACGCCTGTTTTTCTTATGTGTTCAGATGCAAACCAATAGTTATACAGATAGTTTGTAGATTTAAATTTTCCGTTTAGCCATTTTTCACAGTCTTTAATTTCGTAAATTGAAGACGGACAAGACTTCTCTGGCTCATGCCATTTTTTACATTTATCACACTGGGGCCATATAGACCTTCCAAGGAATCCAGCCACATACTTATAACTATCATCATATACGGGCACTACAACCCTATTACGTTTATTATACAATCCAACATCGTACTTGTCAAGCACCTGACTAGAGTAACCCCTGTCAATATAATACTTTGATGGAATTTCGATGGATGACCTTAGCTTCTCTCTTGTCCATCCGCTTTCTTCTTGTTTTGGTCGAACGCTAAGTCTTCGCATGGACGAAATATACTTACGTCTTTCTAGGGTCTCTGCATCAGGCTTATTTATTTCATTTATATGATTATAGCCCAAAAATTTTACTAAAAAATTAATGGTTTCATCGTACCTAACATGCTTTGACCTTTGCCTAGATAGCACCCCTCTAACAAAACCTATTATTGTTGAGCCGTAAAGCAGTCGGTCGTTTTTACCTTTTTGTTTTTCGCAGTGATGCGTTCTGCATACCCAGTAACCCCTTACCTCTTCACCCTCTGGATAAAGATTCCATGCAGTGGGGTTGTCTCCTCCGTGAACAGGGCACGAACCCACCATCATTTTTCCATTACACCTAAAGTCTACCCCTAGTTCTGAAAGAAGCTCTTCTATATTTGCGCAGCACATATCTTTGATTTCTTCTATAAGGTCATAATCAAAATAGTGATTTTTAGCTTGTCTCATAATTTTCACCAAAAGGTATATCTTCTACTTCATCTGCAACGTTTTCTGGCTGAGGATTAATTCCTTGCTCTCGCTCCCTCTTTATTTTTAGTTTTGTTTTACCTTCTAATATTCTAGCTTTAGCTCCTTCCATTTTCATATTTATATAATCTCCCCTTGACATCCCTGGCCCATGTCGGTGTTTAATTATTACTAGTTTATGTGTGCCTTCGTCGGGGTCAGAAGCTTGTAGCTCTTCATCGCTTTTGGGCTTGAATATGGAAAAGTTTGTAGTTAGCCACATGACTCTATCCGACCCAGCAACCACATCCGCAGTCTCTTTGTCAATACCGTCACGATTAAGTTGAATCATTGTGAATATAGGAACATCATTTCTTACCGCTAAATTGTGCAGCGAGGTCATCATGAATCCAAGAACTTGATATTCTTGCACTCCAATTTTTAAGTCCTCTCCATTCATCAACTTAACATAGTCATATATAATCATGCAGTCTTTAGTTCGACCGTCATCCTCAAAGCCAACGTTTTTGTGAATCCATCTTCTTATAATCGCCAAGCTCTCTTCAAACGGTATGCCAGAAATATTAATATAGTCAATCGGCAGGTTCTCAATTTTATCAAGCGCCTCTTCTACTCTTTTTCTCTCAGAAAAGTTTTCTCCGCACTTACCGCTTTCTAAGTCATTTATTGTTACATCTGCATAATTAGCTCCAAGTCGATACCAGTGGTCTTCATCTGACATTTCCGTGTCAAGATATAGAACGGGAACATCAAGCTCTGCTAGGTGCTTCGCAAGGTTATCAGACAGCATGCTTTTACCAACGCCGCTTCTAGCGCCTATCATGCTTACAGCCTTTCTCCTGCAACCGCCGCCTATTGCAGCATTATAGTTTGGCCAAGGCGTTGGCAGTCCAATTACTTCGGTTGGATTGTCTAGCCTGTCCATGATATGCTCTCTCATACCACTGCTGAGTCTTTGAGGGTCAGTGCCGCTAGCATTTGTTAATTTGCTTGTAAAGTCAAATATACATTTTTCAGCAACGCCCAGTATATGTTCTATAGGCTCGTCTCCGCCAATATCATTGAGTGACGCGTCTGCCTCTCTCATTTGTTGGCGAAGCATTCTGGCTACTTCTAATCTGCTAATTTTTGCGCTAAAAGACCTCACATTTTCAAGAAGTATGTGAGTATTAAAAATACTGTTTAAGTGATTTATCTCGTCTTTCTTTTCTACCAGCCAAGAATATCCAATATCTTTTGCGGCGGAAAAAACAGAAGACTCATCAAGCTTTTTTAGCTCCTTCTCTTCAAAAAGATAAGAGAAACATTTATATATCGCTTGATTAGACCTGTCCGTGAAAGACATTGGGGATAGCATTGGAGCGATGTCAAGATATGCATCAATGCCATATAGGTATAGGCCAGCTAGCACCGCCCTTTCTGCCGCAACATTTTTATTACACCCCTCTGCTTCGCTCACGACGACCCCTTCTTGTGCTGCAGTCATTACATTTCCATGTATTCTCAGATTCGTTTTCTGAATAACCAAAAATTATCGAGGGTGAAGCCTTAGATATTTCTTTGCAAACGGAGCATTTTACATCTATGAGAGATGTGTCGTTCATCCCTAAACTTGCCCTTTTATTTCTCGGTGTTATTTTGACATCTTTATTGTTTCCAACCAAACGCTCTCCTGTTTCTGGGTCAACAAGAGATTCGGTCATGTCATCAACAAAGCCCTGTTCGCTAACTCCAATAACATTTTTAAGCGGGGCTTTACCAACCGACTCTGACCGCATTCTTCTTCCAGAGGTGTCTGTATTTTCGGTATTTCTTGGTGGAGCAGTAAAGTCATTATATCTGGTACTTATCATATTGTCAATGTTTTTATCAACTAATTTCAGGTCTTGCTCTTCCGGAGGAAGCTGATTCTGATATTTAAGCTCTTCTACAGAATATTCTTTTGCAAGAATGTCTTCCTCTTCTTTTTTTATCTCTTCGGCAGTCGGAACTGACAGGGGCTCTCCTGTTATGTTTGTGTAAAGACCGCATATTAACTGCCAATCTTGTTGTTCTACAGCTATTTTCAATATCTCTGAAAAATCAGGCATAGTTTTGACCTCTCTTTATTTCTTGGTATTTGGTTAGCTTATCAGCCTGCGCTCTCAAAGAGTTGGGTAGGTAAATTAGTCGTGAGTGATAGCTAGACGCCTCATCGGCTATTTGTTGCAGCCTCTCAGCAACATCGTCCTGCTTTATTGCGTAAGCTCTTTTTAATTCGTTTTCCATATATCGTGTGATTTGATTTTTTATTATTGGAGCTATGATTGAGTTGATTTTTCTGTTGCACCAATCTATCTTTGATTGCAAAACATTAATTTGAGATTGAACGAAAGTAGCCTCCTGCACAAGCAGGTAAGCGCCTTCTGCGCACTCCTGTTCCGAAAGTTTGTTCAGTAGTTGAGGTTTTATATTTATCCATCTATTAACTTCGGTTGGGCCTAAAGAACCAAGCCCTACAGCAACCTCAAACTGCTTTAGGGCTTTCTCTACTTGTTCCCACCTCTCATCAAGACTCTGATATGATGTCATCCCAATCATTAACCTTATTGTATGGTAAAACTATATACTTAATATTATTCATATCACACCAGCTTTCTTTTTTGGAGTCATTTTGCTTTGACTTTGCAAAACCCCATCTATCTTCATGAAAGTGCGCAACAAACTCATAGTGCTGTCTGCCGTGAACTTCAATAACCGCTTTTCTGTGAGGGAGGTAAAAGTCTGCGTATTGTTTAGTTCCAGGCAGAGGCACTTCTTCTAGTATTCTTTGTGTTGGATAAAGCTCTCTGAGCAATCTTCTGGCGTGTAGGTGTATTTCACTTCTTTTTCGGCCATCATCCAAATCAGGCTGATGACCCGTTGGTGGGAAGTTGTGTTCTTTTCCGTTAAAATCTATTACCTTCATTAAGTCATCCCAAGCATTTCATATATGTCTTTTTGTAAGCAATCAAGATAAAGTGGATTAGCTTTGAGTAGGTCATGAGCTTTATGTTCACCCTGAGCTTGTACTAGCTTTGACATCTCTGGCGTTAATTTGCCTTTCTTATCTACTGACCATTCATCCACACCCAGAACATCCAAATGATTTTGCATGTACTCTAGGACATACCAAGAACCGGAAACCTTAATAAAACCAAGGCTTTTACCTAGACTAATTAGTTCTGCAATCTTGTCAAGCCCGACTCCATACCTGAGTAGAGACTCAATCTTTCTTCCTGGTGGTATGGGTCTAGCAGTAGAGCGAGTAATCCAATTAACTCTTTGCCCTATCTGCTCTGCGTCCTCTGCCGAAGAAGCTTTCCAGGGCTGTATGTATGTGCATTCAAGGTCTACGTCAACCGCATATCTAATCTTACGACCACCACTTCTGCTCTTTGTCTTTTGTCCTGGCCTTGCTCTGGTGTTTGCAATTAAGTGTTGTATGCCTATCACAATGCATTTATTAACAACCACTACTGGAGCTATTCTGCCAATAAACTGAGAAAGTAGTCTGAAGCCACCGTCTCCAGTGACATCCCCAATGTCTGCCTGTAGCTGACGTTCAGTTACAAGCTGAGAAATAGAATCAAGAACCACAACACATCCAGGGTCATTATGTATAAAATTCTCAGCAAAACTGAGCCACTCTTCTCCGCTAAGAATTTTGCTCTGAACAAGGTTTCCTTCACTGTCATCCTCTCTGTATGAACTAACTACGTTTATTTTTTCTAGGTCTAGACCATCTATTCCTTCTAAGTCTCTGGATTTTAGCCTAGCCTCGATGTTTAGATAGTATATATTTTTGCCCATGTCTTGTGCGTTTTTACAAATTTGCAATGCTGTGACAGTCTTACCGCACTTTTCATCGCCAGCAAGAAGCACGACTGAGCCTTCCGGTATTCCTCCTCCTATATTTACATCAATTAGAGGTGACACAGAAACGATTTCCTGCTTATCGGAAACCATTGCGTCTCCACTTCTTACTATATTGTCTCCATGTTTGGCTAATAAATCTTTAGCCACTTTGAATGGGTCTTGTTTCGCCATCTATATTTTTTAACCTCGACAACTTGTTATCTCGTTTATGTAATTTTGGAATTTGTTTAGTATCTCTACTTTGTAATTCAAACTCTGCTTCTTTTGCATTTGAGTCTATTCTTTGCTGGTGTTCGTCTAAAATTTTAGAAAATCCTGAGTATGAAAATGCGCCAAAAGACCTTACATTATAAAGTCGCTTATCTCTAAGTGCGGACGAAATAGCGTCAGCATCATAAATTATTAGAAGAGAAGATGCCATCTGTACTTGTCTTCTGAATATAGACTTCCAGTTTGGTAAATTCCAAAACTTATCTGGAAGCTCAGAGCCTTGTTTTTTTGCTATAAGAGCGCACAGTTTTTCTGTAACCCATTGGTCAGCCCTAATATATCCTCCACCGTAAGATGATAGATAAGGGTTTTTCTGTGATTTT